ACTTCCTTATAATGATTGGAACAAATTGCAATAATAACTTAGCTCCTATGTTTTAAATATAAGCCCTCTCCTATTGGAGAGGGCTTATATTATTAAACAAGCAAAGGAGTCATATCTTGCCCACTAATTACCGTTACATATTGCAAAACATTTCCGTTCGGAAAATTCCATTCAATTAAGCTAGACATAACAGTTGCAACATGGTGACTTACAGATATGCCATTAAGTCCATATAGCGTTATCTCTGGATAAATAAAGTTTTTACCCTTGAGATTCGACAAGTGAACATTAATATTACCAGATAGCTGTAGTGTACCTAATATGTAAATAATTCCGTTCGATACCCAAGCCTTAATAAAATTACTTTGCGACTTAAGGTAATTATTGATATCAACAGTAACCTCTACTTCTTCGCCTGTGCTGTGAGAAATAACTTTACCCTTTATTGTAAGAACATCATCAGACTCAGTTGCGGTACAAGGATACGAATTATACCCCACACTCTCCGCTTTCTCTAATGCTTGGTCAGCCTTAGAGCTAGCATTGTTAGCGGCGGTCTGTGCGTTCTGTGCAATCGTCTTTACCCCGTTCAACTGGGACAGGTTTACAGCGTCAGTGTTGGCAGTACCATTAGACAAGCCAGTAATTCTCTTAGATAGTACATTTACAGTAGTCCCCGGATTCAGGCGCAATTCATTAGGTGCATGAATCTCCGTCAGGTGCAGTTCACCTGTTCCTCCCTCAGTCTGGTTACGGTTAATGTAAACCGAACCCTGAGCATCAGGAACATTGATATCCAAGTGACTGTTGTGCCGTTTCAGTACAGCCGCCCCGCTACCATCATAGAGGTTAATGGCTCCAGCACTGATTTCACCCTGCATGGAGCCATTCTGTCCCACCAGTACAGTATCAGCGGCCAAGTTAATCAGGTCGTCATTGAATTTGACCGCACCAGAGTTGGGGTCGTTCTTCTTGCGGCGAATCTCGGTTACACCAGAAATAGCAATTTCTCCTCCTTCTCCATTGGAGAGAGATACGTCAGTACCCTTTAAAGCAACCGGACCAGTCTCAGACTTGACCACCATAGCGTCAGCGTCATTGTATACAGAACCCTTAACCATCTGGTCGGTGAGATTCCTTGCTCTTGCACGGGCGGCAATCGGGTCGTAGAACTTTACTACGGAGTTTCCGGTCATGTTGATATCACCGGTCATGTCTCCGCCAGTAAGGGCCAGATATTCCCCGCCAAGCTCTCCACTGATTTCCTGTTTTACCTGCTTAATCCCGTCATCGACATACTTCTTATTAGCCGCATCACTGTCAGCACTGGGGGCGGCAAGGTTAGTAACCTTACCGGCGGCACCGGAAGAGCTGGACTGAACCTTGATTCCGCTGTTGGATTCAAGCACAGGATTTACAGCCGTATTCCCATTGAAGTTCAGAGAGCCAGTCATGGTATCGCCGCTTTTGCTCACTTTCGTGTTGACCTGTCCCTGTACGTTTGCTACCTGTTGGTCAACGTACTCCTTAGATACGTCAGTGCCAGTACCTCCACCGCCAGTCTGCACAGCGTCATCCACATATTTCTTGGTCGCTACCTCATTGTCTGCGGTAGGCGCACGACCTGCTACAACAGTAGAGCCAGAGGTAAAAGTCAGATTACCAGTAAGTTGACCACCAGACAGTTTTAGATAGGGAAGGTTAGTCTGCCCAGTAGTCATACCGTTAATTTGCGTTTCCAGATTAGTGATATTTCCCTCAATGTTAGTGATTTGCGTCTGGATTTTCTTGTCTACTGCGTCAATCTGGTTTTCCAGCGCAACGTCAGCGGCTTTTCTGGCAAGGACTTCCTGTTCAATAGCGTTGATAAGGTCATTGTCAGCGGCAATTCTGGCCTGAATTTCCGCATCCAAGGCGGCCTGAATCTGGGTTTCTCTGGTAGTGGCACGGGTAACCTCTGCCTGTAAGTCGCTGGCAATCTTGTTCTCGGCGGCGGTTGCACGGTTAGTCTCCGCAACAATCTTGTTGTCCAGAGCAGTTTCAGCGGCGGTGGCACGTTTAGTCTCGGCATCGATTTTCTTGTCAAGAGCATCCTCTGCCGCTTCTGCCCGGTCTGTCTCCGCTTCAATTTTTTGGT